GTTCACATTCTACTGCTTTATTAGACAGACAAAGAGGAGGCTCTCCACCGGGGCATGATTGCCCGTCCCAAAGAATTTTTGAGGGTAATCCGAATCGCTGATCAAAAAAAGAATGAATGTATATTCCATCAGCTATTTGAAAATTAATTCTTGGGTCCAGATCGGCTGGAGGATTTCGGCGTACAGTATCAACGAATGGACAGGTGCCACTGAGATAATCGAAATTGGATTCATCATGTATTTTCTTGACACAATCCAATGCCATCGGATAATAATAATCGTCTCCGTCGATACCCATCACATGAGTATAATCACGGTCTTTGTAAATATCTCGATATACATCATAACGAGCATTATGACCCTTACCACTCTTCCCATTAGATGCTGTATCAAATACATCATACTCACTGAAAGTAGCTTTGACTTGGGAAGTGTATTCATCATCAAGAGAGTTCACGACGACCACAATATCATGATCAAACTCAACTGAATCTTGAGCCTCAATAGACCAGACACACCTTTCCAAATGAGAAATGGAAACAGAAGGAGAAGCCAACGGCATAACACAAACATTTTTCATGGAAGTTCATTCCTCGCAGCAAACTCACACTTTTCCCTATGCGACCAAACTTGCGGCATTGTCACATATGGAAAAAATTGACGAGTAATTCCAGCGAGCTTTTGATACTCTTCGGCGTTCATTTCCGAGTAAACTAAACCGTTAACATCAAAAGGATAACCTTTCTCTTCATCATATTTTTCAGAATCAAACTTAGTCTCTTCGGTATAATCCTGAACATATATTTCATTACAGTCTGTACTGACAAATGTAAGCTCTTTGTTCAAGTGATGAGTAATTGCATCAAGAGTAAGGAAGTATCCCGCAATATCGTGATTTCCCTCCAATGTTTTCAATCCAACTTCAACTGCCTTCGACGAAGCACATAGAGGAAAATCTTCTCCATTCATATTCTCACCATCCCAAAATAGAAACGGAAAAACGGGAAGACGATTATCAATGAAAGACCACAACCAACGCTTTGGTTGATATGGATAAACTTTTCTTGGATCTTCTCGATGTGGGGGAATTGGTCGAATGGAGTCTACATGATGAGCCATACCACTCAAATAATCAAAACCAGACTTCTCATGAATCTCATTCAACAGATCAAATGACATTGGATAAAAGTAATCGGAGGTTTTGATGATCGAAATATGGGACCACTCACAATCACCACGATGATCCGCATAATGTTTCAAACAAGAATTGATTCCATTACCAAAGAAACCATCACCCTTCGTATTGAATACAACATACTCTTCGGGAACTGCATTCTTTACTAATTCATAAAAATCAGAATCTTCGGTTTGGCAATTTACAACGACATCAAATTCAACACTTGTAGGCTGATTATCAATAGACCAGAGACACCGCTCAATTTTATTTTTATTGTCATTATCTGTTACAAGAATGTATACTGCCAACTTCTCAATCATTATAATAATCCCCTCAAAAGACCATTCCATTTACCAACACACATATCCATACTATAGAAATAATTATAGTATGTAGCCTGCATGGTCAACGATGCCTGAACACGATCTGTCCAGAAGGTGTTAAGCGCGTTGGTCAGATAGTGGTAGTGAGTGGCAGCGTGTTGCTGAATGTCAGGACTCCACGGATACATGTGAGCAAAGTCCTTACACGTTTCCGGCAACGCACCATAGTTTGGAACCACTGCCATACATCCTGCTGCCATTGATTCAATTGCAACAAGACACGAAGTTTCAAGGTATGTGGAGGGGTATGCGAGGATGTGTGTCTTCAACAATGCCTTACGAATCTCATCGTTTGAAACTGTCCCGTGATAATTAACACACTTCAGCTCTTCAAGACGTTCATAGAGTTCCTTAAATTCGGGATGCTCATCTTGCTCATCTCTACCGTATAACTTGAAGCTGGAATATACATCAATTTCAAAATCATTTCTAGCATCCTGCATCACGCGAGCAACAGACTCTAGGATATTAAGACCGCGATGGGGGGTGGAGAAATAGACAATTCGTGCCTTTCCGTCCTTGGGCTTCTCGTGTTCCTCAATGGGATTAATGCAATTCGGAATGACAACAGACTTTTCGTAAGGGACGCCGAGCTTCTGATGAAACTCCCACAATGCCCAATTACTAGGAAAAACGAATCGTTCAAACATATCACGATTCTCTTCGTATTTGAGATGTTCAGATTCAGGGTCTTCCGCAAGATCATGAAGCCAAAGAATCTTTTTGCGAGAATCCCCAACATGTTCTTCGCGAACTCGTTGCGGTACTATAAGAAATTCATCCTTTAGATCATCATCAATACGGTCTAAAACTCGATTATAAATCAGCTCCGTACCACCCATAGGTGTAGATGATTCCTGATTAATCTGAAACTCGAAACTATCTGTTGGCATGATATTATATGCTCCTCATCAATTCATCATGTATGGTAGTATATAGGCAAAAAAAGAGGGGGCAGAACGATGAGTCTCTCTGGACTTACTTAATCGTTCTACCCCCTCGATTTAATTCAATCTAGACTAGAGAAGACTGAATTTATATAAGACTACGATAGTCGGTGAATACCATACTTCGTAGATCCGTTAGCGGCAACATCCTTGGTAACTTCCCAATTACCATAAGCCTCAACAGTCTTACGGATAGTTGACATCGTAGCACTAAAGTTCTGCACGCCAAAGCGTGCGCGAGCCTGTGCCGCAGTAAGGGTACGACCCTCGCTGAGATAGTCAACAATCTTTCGTGTCTTAGAATTAGCTGCAAATGCCATATTTTTATTTCCTCTTATTGTCGGCTTCAAAAAAGTTTTGTAGAAACGCCGACCCAATCTACAAAACGGTTTAAAAATCTTTATCGAAGAATCGTCTTGTCCTTCGGAATCTCACGGTATGAATCACCTTCTCTGAAGCCCCAAAACCAAGATCGCTTACCATTATCTACGCGAAGGATTCGAGTCAACTTATTATCAGTTCCCGCTTCATACCAAAAGCGATGATCATTTTCACCGCTTCGTCTCGTCTTAACCCCGCTCATATATGTAGCTCCTCTTAAAGTAGACCCATATTATACACCACTGAGATTCAAAGTCAATAGAAAAATGCATTTTTTTGCATTTTTTTTATTAGTTGAATATACCACACTTTAAAATATAATAGGCATCCACAACATCATTTAATGGACTAATTATATTGTCCGAGCGAGGCGTCAAAGAATCTTTCAAATTAGATTCACCGTTCTCCTCAACAAATTGATTATACATATCAACCTTTGATGCTCTTCCCGAACCTGTTGCAAATTTCTTGACTGTGGTAGGAGCAAGAATATCACAATGAATTAAAGCATCCCATAATTTATATTTCAATATACCAGTATTTTCCGCTATATTGAAAACACGACCTGTCGAACCAAACGAGTATCCCTCCAAATAAACCTGAGTCACTTGATGTTTAGTCAAGACCTTCACAGCCCATGATGAAATGTCGTTATATCTATCTATTTCAGAATCCCAAGGTCCATGATTACTTCCGTGAAGATTCCCTTCACTAAATGTATCGAATCTAGCCAAATTTGAACGAAAATACATTTCTGTGCGTTGGTAAGAAAAGTCACCCTTTTCTGTATCGTAAACACAAATAGCTGGGGAAGTTAAAGAATAGTCAATACCCGCCAAAACAGGCATTATTCTAGTTCCTCTTCTACCCTATCATAATCAACGTTGTAGACGCCGCAGAACGGGCAATATCGAGCCTGTTCCAAAAAACCGTGCGTATTTGTAAAAACGCTATATTCGGTACGACACTCTGCACACTCTAAGTTGATTTCGACAACCTCTTTTTCGTATTCTTCGTCAAATGGAATAGACATTAAATGATCTCACATTCTCCGCTTGTACATGCCATCGTCTGCGAACCAATTGTTTGGTCTGATTCCTCATACTTTCCAAGCTCGGTCCAATCCAAACTCTGTGGCATGTTTTTGTTTAATTCAACATATTTCCCCTTGTCAATCTCCATGAAAGGAGCTTGTTTATATATATGATCTGTATGGGGCAGAAACGAAACACCAGTTAATTCATCGAAGTGTTCATATACCCATGCACCAACCTCAACCCATTCATGTTCTTTTACGGTTACTGTACATGATGGATTGTGTTCACACCAATGTTGCTTATAAGCCAACCATCTCTCCAACTGTTCAATGGCAGAAAGATCAGTAGTGACAACAGAGTCCTTTGGAGCAGAAACCGGAAAAGAAAATACATGATTGTGGTCTGGAGCAATAATATCATCCTCAACAGGAACTCCCCGATCAATCATGAATTGACTTGCCGGATCTTTTTTGTCGGCACGAACCGTCCGAATATAGTATGGCGAAAACCTTGAATGAATACCACTCGCAGAATCAACTAGGACGGAAACCGTTCCAGAAGGTTTGACTGTCGTAATCGCAGTTGATTGCGGAATACCAAAAACCTTTGACCATACCAAATTAGTTTCAATCGCAACTCCCTTGAGAATGGTAAGGATCTCGGCGAGATTATTTCTCTTGCCATTAGTCAACTTGTTATCCATGATACCAGTTAGGCTGACACCCAACAGTCGCTCCTCTTCAGCATTCTTTTTCCAGTCTGCACGAAGATACTTAAACTTGGTCAGAGTAGACTGCATAGTTCCAATAATCGTTGCAATCTCAACCTTTCGTTCAAGATCTGCAAGAGTATCTGATTCGCGGACAACTACCTCAGAAAGATTACAGAATCCATTTGGACGAAGAATAATTTCAGAACATGGATTTACGCCAAACTCATAATCAATATCTCGTCTTCCGTTTTCTGCTGCTTTTTCTTTAAGAGCTTGACGATTGACAATACCACGTTCACCACTCTTGGAGTTATAAAGTGAAAGCCACTCTGCCATAAACACACCAATGTCAGGCTTTTCTTTATATACCGCAGAGTTATTTGAAAACGAACGATGTTGTTCTGTCGTATACCACTGACCCGTCTTGGCATGTCGCATTCGCTCATCAGTCAAATCGGAAAGAGAAATCAAAGCCGCGCGACGAACACCACCAACCACAACACAAGATGCCACATGACACATAAGATCATGACACTCAAGAGAAGTCAGCTTTCTACCAGAAGCCTGTCGGAATGTATTGATGAAGGATATAAATGTTTTGACCAACGGTTCTGGTCCAGATGCTCGACCACCAAAAACTTTTAAAGGTGCGCCAGAGGGACGAACATTTGAGGTGTCAATGTTTGGAATTTGTCCTGTGTAAAGCATTGCAACAAGTTCTTTTAGAGCCTTTGCCCAACCCAACTTGCTATCGGCAACAACAATCGTACTGTCTGTTTCGTGAAATTCTTCGGCAACGTTAGGAAGTTTTTCGATATGCTGGGTTTCCACAGAAAATCCAACACCCGTACCATTCATAAGAATATAAAGAGATTCATCAAATGCGCGCGGAGAGTCAACAGCAACAAAGGAACAATTATATCCTGCAATATTTTCACGTTCCAATGCAGTACCCGCTGTCATCATAGATCGCATAGAAGGCATAACTTCCATGTTGAAAATCGCTTGACGGATATCATCTTTCACATCTTCAATCGAACCCTTCGTGGTATTTTTGAGATGTTCATCAAAGAAGTTCACAAATCGGTCAACAGTTTCATCCCATGTTTCTCGACGACTCTTCTCAGGAAGCCATCGAGCATATCGAGAAGAGTGAATGTATTGTTGTAGAACGGTCATCTTAGGGGTTGTCATTTTTAATTTTCTCCTACCAGATATTTCCAAGATACCGGGAATCTTTCTTTCATACTGAAACTAATTAAGTCAGCGATTTCTCTCGTCTCTCTTTGAGTGTCTTTTGCACATCGTAAATTACAAACTCTTGCAAATGCATATAGAGAGCCTGTCCAATACCACTCTGTCATAAGACTTTGAGGAAGAACCATACGAGCCTGTTCCGCACAGACACCCGCGTCAATCAGTTGATTATATAGGTTCACACATTTCTTACCCATTTTCTCAACTGCATCATCAACCGAAAGTTCATTAATCAAAAGCCACAAAACTTCTTCAGTTTCAGAAGAACCTTGCTTTTTATTCTCAGGATTGGCTCGCCAACTCTCTGGTCTAAAAAGTTCTGGTTCTGTTTGAATATATCTCCGCGATACTTCGTTCCAAGTTAAACCCACTTGATGCTTAACCAATTGTCTCGCAACGAAAATGGGAGCCTTTATCCTAAACTGCAAAGAGCAATGTCCAAACGGAGTCCAGTGATTATTTTCCGCAAGAAACTTAATCAGCTTTTCATCTCCACTCGAAAAATGCTCTACATTTTTATTAAAACTCACTCTGGCTGCATTAACGACTGTCAAGTCGCTTCCCATGCAATCAACCAACCTTACTTCACTCGGGGTCAACCGTTCCATTATATAAGTACCTTCTTCCATGCGTTAAATGCCACCAATGCCTGCAAACCAGAATAGGTGTTTTTATTTATCATTTCTTCGATTTTGCTCGCGGGGGTTCCTGCAAGAATCATATCATTAATGTCTTTTTCCTTAATGTTTTCAGGCCAGATGCAAACACGATAATCATCGTCAATAATTTTTTTAATTTTTTTAACAATTTCTTTATTTCTGGGCTCATTATCAAATACGATAACACACTTATCTTTCCTAACTTCCGATTCTAGTTTGGAAAAATCAGCACCACCCACTGCAATTGCGTTGTCTAGAAATAAAGAATCAATCGGACCCTCAACAACATAAATAGAATCTCTAGAATTTCTTTTGGTTTGATCAAGACCAAATATCATCGGCGCATTATTATTAAGACGGAATGCAAGATAACGCATTTTCGTAGAGCTGTGAATTGCTCTCGCAGCAATTCCAACAAGCTCCCCATCCCTATTAATAAATGGAAGAATAACTCTAGGCTGATTTCCCCGAATTCGATTTTTGTAGATAGGATCTACCTTCTCCAAAGCATTATCATCGTGGATGTAATACAATCGGTTTAAAGATGAATCGGGAATTCTTCGATCATTGATAAAGCGATGGACCACATGATTCCTTGGAATACGATCAACTCTTTCTGCCCCCAAATCTTCAAGGAAACGTACATCACGCACCCTCCTCTTTCGCTTAGGCGTTTCTCGTTTTTCCTCACGTTGCGTATTCTTACCAAAACCCTCAAGCATATAATTCTTATACATCATATTATCGACATGCTTAATTAGATTGCCGAAGGATCTAGTATCACCACAATTGTGACACTTAAACACAAAACTGTCTCGATCCTTGCTTGGATATAGGTATCCACGAGCTTTATAACGATTCTTTTCAGAATCTCCACAAAGCGGACAACGGAAATTATAGAGATTATTGGTTTTTTTCTTGAACTGTTGTAATCTGGACGACAATAGCCCAACGTACTTCACGTCTACATGCTTCATAATATATTCTCACGGGTAAATGATTTAGTTATTTTTTGATATTTCTAGCTTCTCTCGGACCTGAGCGCGAAACTCAGTCTGCTCAATCATCGCACGATGAAAGGTGTCTTTAATTTCATCCGTGTTGGATCTAATCCGATCAATATCTTCATCAAATTTATTTTCGAGATGTTTAACTTCTTCTCTTACGTCGTTTACCGATTCAGAAGAAGCCCGAGTAGCAGCAAATACCCATAAACCACACATCGCTGAAATTAATACACCAACTGATACCTGCCGAAAAACATCTTCCATTACATTACACCTTCTTTATGTACCTTCTAAATAAACATCCAGAGCCTCGCAATGCCTCTGATTCTCTCCCAACTGATAATACAAAGATTCCATGTCTATCTCACCAAGCTCCTGTAATACATAAAGAAATTCTAATTCAGAAATAGCCTCTTCGGACCAAACAGGACACGCAGGAGGCGTGACCACTGGAATCGTTTTACAACTACTTCCCAGAAGACTTAGACTTAGAACGCTTACGAATATTATCGGTAAGACTCTTGCCAGTCTTGATAGGTTTCTGTAAAATATCATCTGCTTTTTTTCTCCTCTTTGCATTCTCTTCATGTGCCTCATTTTGTGCCTCGGCTTTTCCGCGTTTTCGAGAACTCTGAATCCTCATCCACTCACCAACAATTCCACTAAAAAAAGTAACAATCGCATTCAGGGCAATTTTTATTGCAGAAATAAGAAAACCAACCATCACCGCTTACCCCTTCTAAGATACATCATCATGCCATAGGTAGAATCCTTAATGATAATACCTTTTTTTGGATTCTTCAAACCATATTCGCGAATATTTTGACCACATTCATCACCACCAACATGTTTTACATAACGATCATATCTTGATTTCTCACCCTTACACTTAGCAAAAACCTCGGAAGAAACTTCATACACATTTGTCCCAGCAAAGATCTCTTGCTTTTTTTTCTTCTTCTTTTTTGGACCCGGAGGTTCGCCGACCATTCCACCACCAACTGAACCAACAGTTGTAGCAGGAGCTTCAGATTCTTCAAAATCACGAAGAGATTCAATAAGATCTGTATATGTTTTTAGCATTTCATATCTCCCTCAACCTATCCACAACATCGGTACATGTGGGTATATCAGAACCGATGATATCTTTACCTTTTATATTTACAACAATGTCTGGCATAAAATTTAAATATGTCAAAAACGTTTTTAATACAGAATAATCATCAGGTTCCATTTTGAAAAATAATATTCGAGTTGCAGCTTCAAACTCAAATACATTATAGAACATTATAATATGATTTAGAATCAGCCGCTCTTTCAATTCACCAGAACTCAAATACCGATTAATCAATCTTTTGATATACTTAGGTATTTTAACGTCGTCATGAAATTCCTCAAGGTCTACACACTGAGGATTATTATACGACATAATCATATAGGAATCAATAGTTTTTTCATTCAAAGAAGAAATATTCATAATAATTAGCACTAATTACTTAATTCGATAGTTGCTCCTATACTTTGGTTGATGCACCGGCTCTGTGTGACCAACCGCCTGATGCTGCGCGCTGCCATACTTATCTCCTCCACGAGAAGATGCCTTATTTTCCCCACCAGAAAATTTATCATTCGCAGTTGCATGGGAAAGATATCGGTTTGCTGCTTGTTCGGGAGTAAGTCCCTCAATGTACGCAACTCGCCGCTGCAACGGATCAAGATATGCGCTTGGCTCTTTTGATGAAACGAGCGAATCAAATTTATTCATCCAATCATTTCGGAAAGATTCTTCCTCTTTGTTTGAATAAGAAAATACCGAATCAAAAGAAGCCTCAAGATTCTCAAGCATCGCGGATCGTTCGTCTCGAAAATCTTCATTCACATCGGGATTGATGGTAATCTGCTCTTTTTTTCCAGAAAGATCTAATTTCTTCCCTCGTTTAGATGGCTTGCGAATAGCTTTACTGATAGCCTTTCGTCGATTTTTATGGTACTGATCAGAAGAATCTGTATCCCCATCGTTATCAATGTCACCATCTTCTTTTCCCACAGGGTCAAGACGTGTTCCATTAGATTTTTTTTCTTGCAGTACACCAGAAACCGCATCAGCAAGACTATCTGAAATTTGTTTATGCCAAGTAGACATTTTGTATCTCCCTTAAACCCTAAAGTTATATTACTATTTAGTAATACATAAATCCCATTAAAAAATATTCAATCCTTATTGCCAAAAAGTTTCCATGCAGTTGCATAAAGAACCTTTTCTCCGTTCTTTTCACCATACTGCTTCTTAAACTTGGCTTTATTGGCTTTGATGAATCTCTCTGCACCTGCACTCGGAGGAGCGACTTCATGAAAATCAATAAGCGGCTCAATGTCTTCAACATCATCAGGCTGACCCGGAACCTCTTTACTGTAACGACTTGCCAGTTCCTTCGTTCCCCACTCAGCAGGAGTAGTATCCTGCACCAAATCTTTAAACTTCTTCATGCCATATCTCCTATCAGACTTCTTTTGAAAACTCTCCCAAATATCAGAGTCTACGCTTCTTCTTGAATTACCACCAGAGACAAAGGAGTTGACCCGATCAAATGCATATTGATGTGCTGTCTTATCTCCGTAAATTGGACTTGAGGCTAATCCCCTCAAAAATACCTCAAGCAAAGACTGATAAGCAATTCCACTCTTCTCTGATTTTTTAACAAGAGCATCGCGATGATCTTCTTTCATTAAGAAATCATCATGCAGGAGAAGAAGCATTCTCCTGTAGAGCAAATCATCTGCCATAACATACTCAAGAACTTTATCTACAACAGCGATAATATGTTTTCGCAACTCTGGATTTGAACCGGACTTCTCAAGATCTTTGAATGTTCTCTTTGTGATTGGAAGGTCTTTCATCGGAACCAAACCAAAGCGAAGAAGTGTATTGAAACGCCTTCCCGTCACACTCTTATCACCTACAACGTGAGTGTCTTCAATTGATTCATAGATATGTTCCGTGATCTGCATTCCACGCCGGATAGCATCATAAAGTGCCTTGGGATTCTTCATCGGAGAACCCTTCTTGAACTCTTTATAATTACCATCAACTGCAAACTTCCGCATCTTGGATGCAGACATTCCGGTCACATCTTCGGCATCAGGATCTCTTTCTCCTGCCGAGATGATCTCAATTTTATCAAAATCATATTCTTTTCCATTATACTGATTAAGCAGTCTCTTAAACTCTTGGGCTCTGTCGGAACCCACAACAAGAGACACCTCTTGATACTTCTTATCAAGAAATTTCATAACATCAAGAACGGTCTTGATACTCGGAGAAGCATTAATGTTATTTGAATGTGTAGGAAAGGACTGCTTGAGAAACTTGACCTTCGTGCGGAAGGTGAGTGGATTCTTCTTGGGGTCATTGGATTTAGATGCAAATATAGCATACTCCGCTTTTCGCGACTTTGCTTCTTTTGCAACGCGGTCCATGACGACCTTATGTCCTGTCGTGGGAGGATTAAATCTTCCCCACGCAAATACAATTTTTCTTTTCATAGCAGGTTTCCCTTAGCCTAACTGCTGTAACATACTATTCAGCTTTTTGGAGCAGATGACTTCATCTGCTTAAATCTTTCGGCTTCCTTCTTCTTGATCTTTGGCAGTATCTTGACTGCCAACTTATTGATCTTTGCCTTGTGCTTTTCTAGTCTCTTCTCGATTGAAATCAACATTTGCTTAGATTCAATCTCACCCTTAGTTTTTCCAGAAGTCAGCTTCTTGAATAGAATTTCTCTCGCTGCCTTTTGGGCTCGTCTCTTTAGTGATTTGGCATCAGCAAACTTAGAAAGTTTTCGCTTGCGAGCGCGTGCAATGACGTTAGCTTTTCGCTTCATCATCTGCCCTTGCTTTCGGCGTCTTTGCATTGACCAAACTTCGTTCATTTTATTCTCCAAATATATTATATTTAGGAATCCCAGTTTTTGATAGCAGTGAAATTCTGATGTGAAAACTCAAGACGATCAACTAATTTGATTGTCTTTCCGTCACGATCCACTGCAACAAAACCCTCGTCTCCTGTGACTCGGTATCCTGTATTGGTCTTAACAAAGGTTCTATACTGATTTGCACCACTTCCGAGCTTTTCCACAATCACATTCTTTGCATTGACCACATGTGTCTGATACTCTGCAAACGCAATCAACGTAGGTTTAACTTTTCGATATACTTTGAGATGCTCTTGCTTTGTTCGTTCTTTGATATCCTTTGTCTTTTGCATTTTCAGACCAGCAATATGAGTATCCCACCACTGAGTAAAATAATTATAATACTCAACGGCATGTTTGCGAGGATTAGTAATTGCCTCTCCTGCACGAACCTTCGTGTTGCAATAGGTCTTATAGGAAGACCCCACCGCAGCCGAAGAATCTTATTCTGCATATCAATAAACAAATCTAAATCTTTTGACTTAACCTTTCGGAATGCCTTACCAGCCCGCGAAAGATGGCGATTAAGTTCTTTGATTTCCTTGGGGGTGAATAACACATTACCCGAAAGATCGTGATAGTAGGCGTCGTCATACCACACACTCTTTGGTTTTTTCATGCCCGCAATGTTTACACCAATAGATGCAGACATATCAGGAAGAGTATCACCAGTATATGTTGTGTGCCACACGACACCAATCTTTGCTGCTTTAATTTGCTTGGCAAGTGCTGATGTCGTATCTACTGCATAGACGATTGTATTGGGTTGAAATGTAACGTAATCAATTCCATCAATCGTTTCATCAGAAAGGTCACTCTTGGTGAACATCATGTCACCCTGAATGACTCCATTGATTCCCAGCTTGGGCAGTTCCTTGAGCGCAATCTTTAACTTATCTGCAAGACCACCAGAATAACCATACTTCTTTAGATCGGCATTCGACTTGACCAGCTTGGCATTCTTGGCAAACACACCTTTGGTTCCAACAAAAAACTTCCCATCTTCTGGATCGGTTCCTGCAAAGACAGCAGGGGCTCCATCCCACTTCACATGTAGATCAACCTTCTTCGTAGACTTGCCGGAAAGCATGTCCCGAATAGAACGAAGGAAGTTGATACCAGAGCGCATACCATCAATACCATAAAAGAATACAAGATCCTCAAGATGTTCAAGGTGCAAGTTCTTGGTTGCGTCTTCTGTCAAAAATTGATTAAATGATTGCATTATGCATACTCCGCAATTAGATCACCCATAAATTTCCCCTTTTCTATCAAATTACGATAGTAACCGCCACCAACAGATTCTCTTTTTACCCTCACTATAAGCAGTTGTGCGCGAGAAGTTTTTTCCACGATAATTACACTCGGAAGAGGTTCACCAGTGGTTTTATTTATTCCCTTAACATAATCAACATCAAAATCATACTCAGCTAAAACATTATTCAAACCACGAAAATTATATATTTTCGCTTCACCTTTAGCCAATTGTACAAGAGTTACATGTTCTTCGCCGAGAGTAGCAAAATCATCTATGGCGTCTCCCAGATTCTTAAACACATCAGCTCTTTGTCGTTTAGTTCTCATTCGACTTGTTAACTCACTCGCAACGTGATCATATATGTAATTAATTGCACCAGAAGTGTCTTTTTCTTTATGCAGCTTTCTATTATACACATTCTTCTTTGATTTAATATTAATACCAAACAACTTATCAAAAAGTTCTACATAACCATCAACCATTTTGCCTTGTGCATTTTTTTGGCGGTCAAAATTAACACCACCCTTTTGACCAAACTGTTTAACGTCATCAACCTTTAAGGACACCTTAATATCAACGTCCTGCGGTTTACCTTTATCATCTGTAATAGTAACAAAAGTATCAACCTTGGTGGTGGTCTGTCCCATTCCGGGCAAACTACCAACACCATCTGATATTATTTCTATTTGGTCATATCTTCTATTTTCATATATGATCTTTGCCCATTTTTTTACATTTATATTATTTGCATATGCTACCGAAGATTGTGCATAACCATTTAGTGCTGCTTTGCTTTTTTTATCAATCAAAAAATTTAAATTAGCCTTTGCCAAAGATATGTATAACTTTACATCATCCTTTAATGAAATACCTTCATTATCGGCTTTTACATTTTTCTCAACTTTGGCACCACCTTTTACTGTTTCGGTTTTTCTTATACCATTCAAAACTTTAAATACATCAGTCACCTTAACATCTGTATTTCTATTTGTGAATCGACAAAAAATCGCAGCAGCAAACACACCCTCGGCAGTGTCCCCCATATTTGCAGTAACTTTTGGTTTGCGTATTTGACCGAATGTATATACCTTTCCATCATCACCCAAAAAGGTCAAATTCACGGCTTCTCTATTTTGTCCAGAATTTACTAATTTCAAAAACTTATCTAATGCTTTTTTGTCTTTTGATCCAACCATCTTCGTGGAACTAACCTTAAATTTTCCAGCAGCAAACATATCTGCAACAGATGGTGCATATTTTTCGATCTTTAATCCAGTAGTACCAGATAGTGGTTGAGTTGATTGAGTAATTTCCACAGATAATCCCCTTAAAACAATACAATATTATTTATAAGAGGCAAGGGTTTCCTGCGCCATCCTGATCTGCAAGCGTCTCCAGTATCTTTTCTTTTTCCATAACAAAATACAAAAACCCAGAATTTGGGTCATATAACCTAAACTCTGGGTTAATGTAAACACTTCCCAAACAATTAGGCATCAGGGTCGTTCGACGCCCGACCTAAATTGCCACCAAGCATGTTGATCAGATTTAAAATAAAATCAACCGCTTTGTTATCACTCTCGTTCGGCGTCAACGTCGCAACAACCGCAGCAACTCCAACAATATGAACGAGAATATCCACAATACTAACCATAAATTCCGTAGTCATAATTCATTCTCCTTTTTATGTTTATCACAACTGACATATGTATTTAGTCCACAATGAAATCCGAAAACTTGCTCACACCCTTGGGGGCAGTTGAGTTATTCTTATTAGAAGACAAGCTGCTATCCTGCATAAGATCACTCTGAGCATCATCTTCACAATCAAACAATCGCATTTTATTACGATCAACTCCAATCACAAACCTGCGTTTAGAAGTCATATCAGAATACCGATTTTTTAATTGCTTAATCATAATCTGGTTCATCTCATCCAATTCATCTGTACGAATCAACGCCAGAAAAAGATCAGCCGTCGCAGGAAGTCCAAAACTCTCTGCAACATCTTCCATCGAAACATCACTACTAGATGATCCAGAACGATTAATCTGAGTCGCAGTAACAATGGGAACAGCGAGTTCAACAGCCAGTCCACGAAGCTCTTCTGCGATACTTTTAATTTTCTCATAACTATTTACGTTTGCTCCTCTGTAAACCATCGACTGACAAAGATTGATGTAGTCAATGAAAACAAGATCAGGAACAAAATTTTTCTTCATGGCAAGTTCTTTTGCAAGATGCCGAAAATGACCTGCTCCAGCTTGAACTGTTGGATATTCCTTTACAATAAGTTTGCCCGTAGTCTTTTGTCGCAGATCACTGATCTTGTTGTCATAAATTGATTTGGCAAGACCCTTTAAGTCTGACATCGAAACATTCATCAGGTTCGCATCTATTCTTTCAGAGATTTTTTCTTCTGCCATTTCAAGAGTAATGTACAAAACATTGTATCCACTGGACATTGCACTTGCAGCCATATGACACATTGCCAAAGTTTTACCAGCACCCGGAGATGCCATCAAAACGTTTAACGTCTTTTTAATCAACCCGCCTTCAGTAATCTCGTTAAAAAGAGAAATATCAAAGGGAATGTGTTCTTCCTTTCTGTTATAAAAGGCAAATCGTTCAGCAGAATCCTCAATGTAGTCATGACCAATATGAGAGTCAAACGAAACGGAAAGAGCCTCTGTCAAAAGAGTTGGAATAGCACCTTTGTCCTTTTTAGTATTTCCATCAAGAATCTGAATAGACTCCATGATTGAATTATAGATTGCCTTGTCTTGACAAAACTTTTCGGTCGTATCAATCAACCACTGCTCTTCGTTATTAGGATCAGACTTCTCAATCTCATCAATAGTTTCAATAACAGATTCATAATCTTGCCCGTTTCCGCCTCCGACATTGGCGTCGTCGATCTCTACACGCAAAGATTCTACGGAAGGATTGGTATTATACTTGTTGACATACTTAACAATAGCATCGAAAATAATCCGATCCGCATTATCATGAAAATACTCACTCTTCAGAAACGGAACTGCGCTTTTCATGAAGGACTGGTCCTTCATGAGACTCGTCAGTATTATCAATTCCGTCTTCCGTGTTGCCATGTCGATTTCTCACTTCCTTATCCGCTTCGTCTTGGACCATATCTACCAAAACATTTAAGAGCAATTGATCAAAACTATCCTTCATATCTTCGGGGTAGTCCACATCTCGAATTTCCTCTGGGATATGAAGAACCTCAAACTGATACTCCACCTTCAAATTCTCATCAAGCTCACTGGGCTTACCAAAGCGAAAATCGCCATACTTATACACCAATCCCGAAAATGGACCCGTTGTCAATTCAACCGCACCCTCACTATTATTTTCTGGATTGGAAACTAAACGATAGTAGTCCTTAATATTATTTTCACTCGTCTCCCACATCACTCACCTCCTCAATATCTTCACTCATTGTAGCCTGCGTGGTTCCATATTTAAACTCGACCCCACATGCCTTATCAATCTTATCTAAAATATCTTTTGTAAAAATCTTCTCTGCGTTTTTTATAATGTGGCTTGCATAGTGTTTGTTTCCATCCGGCAACTCAATCTTATTAGAAACCTTCTTGAAAATTTCATGAGCCACAGCAAGTTCAATTAAACCATAATACCTATCCAGTCCTGTATCATAACGAAGAAGAACATCAACCATCTTGTTCTCTACCGTTAAACGAGACTTGTAGTTTCTACAATGAATAACATTACCAACAACATCTGTCCCAACCTTTTCCTTTCGCTTAGTAAGAAATATAATATTATCAGCAGAATACTTCAAGCCACTACCACCAGCAAGTTCCTTTGTTGGATACAGACTCCCGATGCTGTCGTATGTATGATTAGTGACAACCATTGGGATTCCCAGCTTACCTAACTGAATCGTCAACACACGAAACGCACCCTTAATCATAGGAGCGCGAGTCATGTCTCTCTTTTCAGAACCAGACTCAACATCAGCAACTTCCTTGCTTGTTGACAACTGACCCAGACTATCCAAGCAAAATAGAAGAGGGTGACGACTACTTTCGGGTGTCTCCTGAACTCTCTTCAGAATATTCATTGCCTGTGTACGAAACTCTTCAACAGTAGACACCGGAAGCATTGTTACTCGCTGGCTATCAATGCCACGTTCATCAAACATATCATGCGTAATGGCAGATTCACTTTCAAAGAAAATAACTCCACCGTCTTTGTGATCATTAAGAAATTGGCGAATCATTCCCATCAAAAAGAATGTCTTGCCCGTTGCAGACTCACCAGCAAGGGCAGTAATCTTATTCCCCGGAAGACCTTTGTAAATCGAACCCGAAATAAGACCATTCAAAATATAAGAACCCGTATCAGTATATGATGTTACATCTGCATACTGATCAACAAAGGGATTCACCTTACTCAAATCACCAAGAAAATCAAATGTTCCGCTCATAATCCACCTTCTCCAAAACCACCTTGTTCATTTTCAAAGTGTTCAATAAGATCTTCATAACCACCAATCAAAACAGAGTCCCTAAAAATTTTAGGGACGGTTAACTTTGCATTATGTTGTTCAGTTATATGTTGAAATTCTTCTTTAGAAAGATCCTCTGGGATATTTCTCTCATTGTATGAGAGATTCCTCTTTTTGAATTCCTTCTTTGCCAGAACACACCACTTACAATTATCTTTCGTAATAATTGTGTACATCAGTAAAGATCCTTAACCTGATCACAAATACCAAACTTCTTTGCTTCTGAAGCACCAAGCCAAACATCATGAGCTGGAAGCAATACCTCCCTAATCTTCTTTTCGGTCATTCCCGTACATTTCTTATAATGAGTAAGAATCATTTTTGCAGTCAGATCAAATGCTTTCTTTGCAGTCAAAAGCTCATGCTCCTTACCCCATTTACCCCATGAGTATTGATGAGATAGAATGGCAGTGTTTGGAGTCAATGTTCGATGACCCGTTGCTCCTGCCATAAAGATCATCAAAGCTGCACTAGACACCTCACCCAAACCAATTGTATGAACAGGAATACCAGAACCTCGCATAGTATCAATAAGCGCGAATGCATCTGTGACACTACCACCACCCGAATTTACAATGAGTGTAAGATTTTCTGGCTGAGATGGGGAAAGGTTATTTCTCAGTATCCACTCAATCACTGGTCGAACCGAATCGTTCTTAATATCATCCATCAACATGTATACGCCAGCCTTGTCCAATCCATCACCATCTCCACCAAACAAAGCACCGAGAACATCTGTTGTCGCATTGTTAGTTAACTCCAAAGCATCTTGATTTTCATCATTTACATTTTCCATATTCATTTAAAAAACCTCTCTAGTGTATTAGATTTTTCAGATTTCCATCCTATGCAATCCAACAACACTTTAACTGGGTCAAGAAATGCCTTGACAAATTGTATATCATAATCGACATATTGCTGCAAACCAAACTCGTTGGGCAAATTATTCTGAATTGAAATCACAGACTCGCCGCAAGGATTGGGTTTTTTCAGATACAAAAACTTAATTTTATCACCATTTCCAATAAGCTGATACGCCAAATTCAAATCATGACTTTTAATTAGCCGATTGTAAATAATAGACCCCTTCACATGAATCGGAGTACCCTTTATGTATGCGTCATTATCTTCATACTTATTGATACCATTCACTCCACGCGGAAAGGCAATGTCCTCAACTGGAAGTGAATAAAACTCAGACTTGAATGACTCAATAAACCTTTGGGCATCCTCCTCTTTACCGTTCATGATGATATCCAAAGCATCCTTAATCTTCTGCCTACAAACTTCTGGAGTAGAAGACTTGACTGCCTCAAGACCCATAACCTTTAATTTGGGTTCACTATAACTTACCCCCTCGTTATTATAGACACTAAGAACATATCGTTTCTTGGCTGTCCACAAACCCTTGGATGCAATGGCTTCTCGTTTCATCACCATCTTCTGATCATATGCATTCATATAATCGGCAAGCTCATCATAGCACTCATCAATATAAGGCTCTAGCTTTTCCGAACAAACCTTGTCAAGAAAATCCACCACCTTTTCTGTTTTAACTTCTCCAACTCCAGCTCCAAAAGCCAAACTAACAAGTGAATCAAGAGTAAGATATATGCTGTCGGTATCAGAAGCCACCACAAAATCTTCATCGGTCGTCCCCAAGAGAGTATTCAAATATTTATTAATTTTACTCTCTATCCAACGAATTGAAAGCTGACCGGCTTTGGTCACAGCTTCCGCGATACGAAGATCATAGAATCTAAAGTATTGATTTCCCAAGGCACCATACGCACTATTCAACTGAACCTTACGGGCAAGCTGATCGTTATTATGCTCAGAAATCAAATTCAGATAATATTGCTTTTCCTTTCCAGTTGAATTTTCTGCCAACTTCTGACATTCGATCATCTTCCTCTTTGATGTTGATCTACTATTATATAGATCCTCTAGAATCTCAGGAAGAAACCCACGAGAGTCTCGCTTAAAAAACATAATGTTTGGAGTCACCGTAAGATCATCCCGCTTTAAAAGTGAAGTGTCGAACTCCTTTTCAATAATTTTATCATAACTGCTAATGGTGTCCCAAGGACCACGTTTCAATGAAGCGACAAGATCATCATTTGCCATATCCTCTGGAACCAATTTCTCTGGGCTAAGATTATATTGCATCATCAAATGAGGGTAAAGTGAATTTAGATCAAAAGACACCACCCAGTTATGGGCTCCAACTTGAGGCTCCTTAACATAGGCACCCTCAAACTGAACAGTCTTTGTTGAATCTTTTCGCGAAGGGAACACCCTTTTGGTTTTATTGAGATGATGATAACAAAGATTCTCCCACATTCTCACTTGAGAGAACACATCATCATAATTGACTTTTGCAGAATAGGACAAAGCAACTGCCAATTCAATCAGCTTCATCTTATCCTCTAAACGAGCAACAAGCTCAACATCCTTCACATTATATTCAATAAACTTATGATAATCCTTCTTATATAATGTATGCAAGCTGCCAAACTCGGAATAAGAAAGTTTTTTCTCTCCCAACTCAACGTTCGCAATATAGTCTAAACGATAACTCTCTCGATTAACATATGTAAACTTTTTATAAAGCTCAAGGTAATCAAGAACACAAACCCCAGTCAAGAAGATATTAGTTTGGTCTTTACCATAAACACCCCTGAATGTTCTGGTGGTAGAATATTTCCAAGGAGAAAGCATTCGCGCCTTCTTCTCATCCCACAACCGAGTGAGACGATTGTAAAGATATGGAATATCAAAACCATTTACGTTCCACCCAGTGATAATATCAGGAGAATACTCATTCCAAGTATGAAGGAAACTTTCCAAAAGATCACGCTCGTCATGACAGGAAACATAGATAATGTCTCTAGCCGAGAGAGTTTCTTTGATTGGACACCCTTCAGGTTCCCCAAAACCGAATACATAAAACGCATCATTGAACTTAACTGAAATTGAAATAACAGGTTTTGCTGCGGATTCTGGGAAAGGGAACCCATCATCCGACTCGACCTCAATATCAATATTAGCAATCATAATCTTTTTGAAATCGTATTCAATCTTTTCAGGATATGTGTCGCCAACGAAAGTAGTATCAAACCGATCATAGCCGTAATAAGAAAAGTTAGATACGTCTTTGTATCCTTCAATAAAATTTCGAGCTTCAGCCATAGTATCAAAGTTTATAGGTGAAACGGGTATACCATCAATGGTAGTGTACTCCGTAATTTCCTTTGAAGGAGTAAATAGTGTTGGACTGTATCGAACCTTCTTAGAGAATCGTTCTCCTAGATCATCCACGCCACGAAGGAAAATATGATTTCCAACAGCTCTTACGTTTGTATAAAATGCCATAATATAATCCTATAATTTTTCGATTTCATCTCCCAATTTACGAGTGCGAACAATTAAATCATTCACACCTTCTTCGATACCCATCAATTCCTCAAACAATTTAATAAATTCTTTTTTGGATTCAACAATTCCAGCATTGAGTTTAACAACTTCATCAGCATAAGCATACAAAGAAGATGTCCTCTGCATCACCCCCAAATCAGTTAGATTTAGAATTTCATTGTAATCAAAGACAGGGCATTCCTTATCAGAAACTTCACAATGACCGTGGAAAGTTACATCAGCAATTTTATCATCAATTTGTTCACACAAATCTTTTAACGACTCAAACTGTTCTTGAGTAAAGTCGTCTACCGCAAGACCCGAAAGACAAATTGCAATCGTTCCTGTATTGTGACCTCTCTGTGCTGCTGGAGTAATTTCAACATCCCTTCCTCGATGAACCGTTCCGTCAAAAGTGATGTAATAGGTATAACCAATGTCACTCCAACCATTATTGAGGTGCCAGCCACGAATCACTTCAACATCGTCATGCGCTTTTAAACTTGACGCAGAGCAGTGAATAAAAACACGATCAACTTCCCTAACGGGCTTATTAAAAATAAACATAAAATATCTCCTAGCATAAAAAAGGGGGGAGCAAAAGCTCCCCCCAATGAACGGACGTTCTACCCGTTCAATACATGTGGACCTTCCACAAAATCATCATCAGTTCCCATTATTGATTTTAATCGTGATGGGCTTTGCCTCTTCGGGGATCTCGTTCTTCAACGAAATTACGAGAAGACCATTCGTAAACTCGGCTCCAATAACCTTAACTGTGGGACTAAGTGTCCACGCACGTTTGAAATTTCGTGCTGCAATTCCTTGATGAACATACACAGCAGAATCGGCACTATGATCCTTCTCGGATTCGACGGTAAGAACATCTTCCTTCACCGCAACCTTAATTTCGCTTTCTGTAAATCCAGCAAGGGCAATCTCAATAGCAAAGCTATCGGAATTATCATTCCTTACAATATTGTAAGGCGGGTACGATGGAGATTGCGCTGTCGCTGCGCCTGTCGAAACAATCCGATCAAAAATTTGATCAAACCCTACAAGAAACGGATCGTTCCTAAGTTCGTTAAAAATATTAGTTGGTACTAGTCTAGTCATTCTATGTTCTCCTTAATTAAGCAAGTTATATTTAAATTAAACAAACCCAATTTGGCATTTGTTCAACCCTAAAGATAAGCACGGAATCCTTATCTGTCAACCCTAATCTTCAAGTTTTTTCAACTCTTCTCGAATTTCTTTCGCGTAAAGCGAAATAGCCCACTTTCCGTTATATGTCATGGGCTTTGAAACCTCTTCGTATGATTCAAAAGCAAACTTTCTCCCCTTTACGCGAGAGAAGAATTCACCCTTGGCATCACCAAAGACAGGTTTACCAACAACTACCTTTTGACTATAATCAGGAAAAGCGTCGTCTCGTTTTGATGTTCCGTAAAGGTATCCCTTCTTTTCAAACGGAACACTCAATATACTGTCTTGATCATAAAGGCGACCCAGCTTAATCAAATCACGTTCAAGCTGACCACCATCATCGCCGTCGATCTTGTAGTTTGCGACGAAAAAGGATTCTTCGCCTACCTCTCTCTGGGTTGGCTTTTGAAAGTTTTCCCAATAACTACCCTTCACCTTAATGACCGAGTAGCCAGCATTCATTAAATACGCGAGAACCTTTTTGTTATTTGACTTATTTTCTGCCTTGGTTTTGTCACCCCGAAAAGCAGTGACCGCACCAACAGCATGGTTCTTCGTTTTTTGATAAATTCTATTAAGACTAGCTTCTAAAAGTTCCAAGACGAACTCCTTATTTTGTTTTATTGCCTATATTGTACTTAGCAACCAAGTCCCAATTATTCTTGTCTTTGTGTGCGATAATTTTAATCTGTCCAAGAGGGACTATTGGTTCGGCACTTTTTTGTGGAGTTACCAAACTCAACAGCCCCCACTCAGCCAAGAGATTCACTATTGTGTTTCTTCTTCCAATATCATTTTCACTAAAATTAGAAACTTTGCCATCCAAAGCGAAAAGCTCTTTGAAGTGAACGATATAATATCTTCCACGTTTATGTAGAATGTGACATGATTGAAATAGGGTTTGGTCCTTGCGGCTCGCAATCCCAATTCTAGTAAGGGTTTCTCTTATTTTCAAAAAATCCTCATCATCATTCAATTCAATTTCAACTAACGTGTCTAAATCAACTGGAACATTTTGCGAATCACATTTTTGATCTCTTTCCATTCTTAATCCCACCTCTCTGCAACCTTTGGTGAATAAGAGATAGTTGATTGTCAGTCAAGATACTAAGTACCTCGCGTGCCTTCATTTCACTACAAGAATAATACTCCTTGATAACATCAATGTCATCATCCTGATCAGGCTTCAACCATCTCGAAAACCGTTTCTTTTTCCTAACACTATTTAGGTAATAGTCATTCTGAAGACGGGTTTCGATGTGGGGTCGAAGGTTCATTTCGTTTGCATAAAGAACAGTATCCTGAAAATAAGACAATGAACGATTTATCACGAATGGAGGATACTCATTTTCACTTAATGGATCATCTTCCATCAAATTTTTCTTGCTAAGGTTAATAGCAGTTAGAAAATCCCCAAGTTTAGCCATTAATCGTCATCCTCGTCATCATCTGTCTTGAAAAATAAAAGACCCTCTCCACCATAACCAGAAGACAGGAACTTGTCTATAAAAAACTCAGCACCCTTTTCCTCAGAAAAAGGACCGAACACTTTAACAGCGGTTTCCAGATCTTCCTCAACAGGCTCAAAGTCTACAATAAAAAAACCGGAAGGTCTTTTCACAATCGAATAATATTCTTCCATTATCACTTATACTCCAATTCTACCATCAGTTCAGTTAAACAAGCAACCATATTCAATTCCGCATCAGCCACAAAAGCAGCCTTATACTGATAATCAGCCAAGGTTAAAACTGCCTTCGGAACACTTTGAGGTTTCACGGAACCAAACAATCCATCATAGATAAGACGGAAAATACGAGATGGATCAGAATCCAAATTTTGGACAACCCACTTTCTCATATCCTTCCAATTCTTTTCCTTTAGAAGTAGCATCAAATCCTTGATAGACTTGTCACTAATGTTTGTAAGAATACCAGCATCAATCTCACCTGAAACAGAATACCGCTGAAGCTCATTCAGAATTCTTCTGAAGTCAGGAAAATGCTTCATGATAAGTTCAACAAGAACCTTCTCACTATACTTAACATTCTCCTTTTCCAGAATCTCAATGGTCCTCTTCAGGAATTGAAGTGCCAGTTTTGGACTATCTTGTTTACCAAATCGAAAATCAATTACACTGCACCGACTATGAATCGGTTCAATGATTCGATTCTTGAAATTGCAAGTAAGAATAAATCCACAGTTCTGAGAAAACTCTTCAATAAACCCACGGAGAGCAGGTTGAGTTGAAGACGGGTTTAGATAATCAGCCTCGTCGAGAATGACAATCTTTCGCTTTCCGCTGTTGGTAAAAGAAACACCAGAAGCGAAGTTGCGAATGTCATTGCGAAGAGTGTCAATGTTTCCACTTTCACTCCCATTGATGATGATATAATCAACACCAAGTTCTTGGCATAACGCTCTTGCTACAGTAGTCTTTCCCGTTCCAGCGGAACCCGAAAACAGCAGGTTTGGGATATCCCCATTGGAAAGAAAGTCCTTAAAGGTATCCTTCAAAGATTTAGGGAGGATGCAATCATCAATCGTTTGGGGTCGATACTTCTGACACCAAACAAAATCATCACGAACGTTCATAATACATTCCCTTATTCAGACACCACAGAATAGTTTATTTGTGGTGCGATGAAGTATTCCAAATCAAGATTCTTATTAAAGAAGTGACACACTCCAGTACGATAAAGACTTACTACATAATCACCCGGAAAAAGTTTTACAGTATCGACATTCAGCGTCGTGTAAAAATCAGAATCTCCAGCAATCTCAACATCAGCAATTTTCACATCGAAACCATTGAGAGTCTTTTTGGATTTGTCTGCCACCGAAGCAACGATGCTACCGTTCTTCATATTAAAACAAACATGTGGAAGATTGAGAACACCAGCAGACTTCTTAATCGTCTTGATGTTATCATTCGTCAAGATAAACTTGAAGTCTGGGTCATCAGGAAGAGAAATTGTTCCTCCGGGAACGCAACTTTGCAAAAGGATTGGATCAGAATATTCAAGACGAATCTTTCGATTTGAATCAGAAGACTCGACGAAAATAAACTTATCATCAAACTCAAAAACCGGACTATCTTCTAGAAGAGATGTTGCGCTCAAGAACTCAGTCAAGTCATAAAGCCCAAACTTCTTAGGAAAGGTTTCATCCACCACCGCATGAGCCATGATGGTTTGGTCTTCAGAAATAGTCTTCAAGCCAGAACCACTATCCACAACAATCGAGTTTTGGATGGAAGCAAAATTACTAAGAATAGAAAGAGTGTCTTCACTAATCTTCATTATCAAATTCTCCATTATTTTTTTCACTAAAATGCATCATCAAAAGCGTGTAATGGATTGCCTTGAGCAAATCCATTTTGTTCTTCCCATTTTTTCTACCATATCGTGCAATGTATTTCATCGCATTTCCTTGGCAAAACTTTTCTGCCACACCAATTGAATCCAACAAATCCTGAATCTGAATTCCATCCTCGTCTTTTCCAACATAGTGTGAAGAATATGTCTTCGCAATATAATCCTTCACTTCATCCAGATTATCCAGTTCACTATATTTCCACATTATGAATTACTCTTTTTCTTCGCCTTTCTTTTTTTACGACGCTCTTCGGCTTCCTTGCGACGACGTTCTGCACGGGTCGCGAGTTGCTCTTCACTCACCTTTGGAAATGGGATTGCGGGCTGTGGAGGTTCAATCTG